GGATTATGGGATAATATTCGCGCCAACAAGGGAAGTGGAAAGAAGCCAACTCCGGAAATGTTAAAGCAAGAAAAAAAGATTAAAGCAGAAGAAAAAAAGTAGTTATGTCTGGAGCTTGGCAAAGAAAAGAAGGTAAAAATCCAGAAGGTGGATTAAACGCAAAAGGTCGCGCATCTTACAATTCTGAAACTGGTGGTAATTTAAAAGCTCCAGTTAAATCAGGTGTAAATCCTAGAAGAGTTTCTTTTGCTGCTAGATTTAGTGGCATGTTAGGTGCTATGAAAAAGCCAAATGGTGAACCTACTCGCAAAGCATTGGCATTAAAAGCTTGGGGTTTTGGAAGCGAAGAATCTGCTCGTAAATTTGCAAATGCGCATAAGAAGTCATAATGGATAAAGACATTTGTGTAATTCATGACATCTTATTGGAAGATGGGGTATGCATAAAATGTCTTTCTGAAGATAATAAATAAGGAGGTTTTTTAGACCTCCTTTGTTATTTAGAATATTTGCGATTTAATATCCGAAGCTTCTTTGTCTTTTAGTTTAAATAATTCATCATTTTCGTATGTTATTTTTACTTGTCTGTATTTTGTTATTTCTACAGAATAACTAGCGCCATCTAAGTTTGACCAATAAGATGAATATGTACATTTTTCTTTTTCTACGGCCTGCATCTCGTAACCATCGCCATCGTAATATGGGCTAGAAAAAAACTGGAATCTATCACTTGTTTTACCATACTTTTCTAGAAATAAATTGTGATAGCTATCAAATTGATATTTAAGATCACTCCAATTATCTTTCTTTGGAAGGTAAACGCTGGCTTTAAAAACTTTATGCGTTTTTGGAGTTTTAAATAAAAAAACCTCAATTTTAGTAGATGCCACTTTCCCACTTAAAATAGCGCCTTCTGGAAATGTTTCTTCTACAACATAGCCCTTAGATTTAAACTTTTGTAGGGCAGTATTAAAGTCACCTGAAATTGAAACACCGTCAAATACTTGTGACATTGCGGTGCTTACTAAGAAAATAATGATTAATGTGGTTGTGATTAGTTTTTTCATGTTTGTTATTTTTTATGATTATTGGTTTGGTTGTTCTTGCATTTCTAAAATTTGTCTACCTTTATCTGATAATGGTCTTGCGAATAGTCTTAGTTTCTTTCCGGTAGTTGGGCATAAAAATGTTATACCAACATCCATGTAAGACTTCAATACAATTTCCATTACTCCATCTGAGTTTTCGCTTGCTCCAATTACATGTGGATCATCGTAATCAAATTGCATACAAAAGTCGCATCCATCTAAAGCTTCTGCATTAGATGGTAAATTCAATTCTTTTTCTTTTTTCTTAGCCATTTTTATTTATTTATTTCGTTAATGTCAACAATTTTTACTTCTTCTCCGCTTATCATAGCATCTAATGTAGATTCTATTATTTCTCTTTGATCCGGAGTTAACAAAGCCACCTTTTCAATAATAGCTGGTACTGCAAAAACATCACTTTGTATTTCGTTTTTAATACCAGTTCTAACTTCCTTTGTGAGAAATGGATGGGTTATAATATCATTAAATATCCAGTCAATCTTTTTACTATAATTTTTAAATATTCTTTCTCCTTGTGAATTAGGATATTGCCTACAAAAATCCTCTAATTGCTCTTGGGCCATTTTTAGATTTTGGATTGCACTTATGATATTAGCTCCGGTCATTTATTGAAATTTAAATGTTTGTTTTCAAGTTCATATAAAAATTCTCTTGCTTTTTCTACTTTATGTTGAATCCTTAGAATGTCATCTTCATTCCTTTCAACATTAAACATTAATATTCTTTCATTAATATCAATATCATCAAATGTCAAACTAAATTCTAATTTAAATGCTTCTTTTTGATACTCTGGACTTTCTTCTGAAATAACATTCATCTTATTAAGCAAATATCTTTTCTCTTGCTCAATGATATTGAATGGTGTATTTGTAAGGCAGTATGCAATGTGTCCACTAGTAGCATCCGTAAGCCACATATATGATTGGAGCTGCCAATAATATAAGTTATCAAGTTTATCTGGTATATTCCCTAAGAATGTCCAAAGGTCATAGCTTGATTTAATATCAATAACTTTATTTGGATTAACAGTGATTATATCTGGATGTCCTGATATGTAATCATTAGTAAACCTATGCTGATTTTTACCATAATGCACTCCCAGAAATTGATTTAATAATTCAATTGAATCATCTTCTACTTCAATCCCTTTTTTCATTTGCTTTGTTTGTATATCTCGCTTTCTTCCGTATTTCTCAGCAATATAAACTTCAATCAAATGTTTTTGGGCGGTCTTAGAAAGAACTCCAGCTTCTTTATCAGCTTTAGTTACTGGTTCGGTCATTAAATAACCAACAGAGCTTGCTCTGATTAATGTTTGGTTCCAATTCATCGTTTTAGGTTGTTTAGTTTGTTATTATAATGCTCTTGTAGTTCTGGATTATTTTTACTCATTAATTCCCAAGCTTTCAGCTCTTCAACCGTATTACATGAATCAATAAATTCTTTTGTTCTTTCTGTTAAAGTCTTTTTTGATTGAGTTGGTATAATTTTCTCAGTAATTGGTTCATCTTGTTCAAAATAAAGCCCAGCTTCTTCAATTTGTTTAAGGCTTTTTTTATGATATTCTTCTACCAATTGTCTTGCATTATCAAGAGCTTTATCTGCTGATTCCCCCGGATTCAAAGCAAACTCAACCCCTATTTTTTCTGATGAATAGTTACCTAAATTAAATGTTCTGGTGTAGTTAATGGTTTGTATATGCATATTACTTATTTTACTCTGGTTACATTGGTTTGCTTGTCATCTGCTTTAACTTTGAATGCTTTTTCTTTATGTTCTTCTTTTCTTTTAAGATTAGAAACCATAACCATTACTGAAGTATATGGGTTTTCTAATAGTAAACTTTCTCCTACTTTTAGTTCCGATACCTTGCTTGATACCGAATCCGGACTAATGTTTCTTGCCATTTTATGTGTTTTAATGTTTGATTACAAAATTAATTTAATTAATTTAATTAAAAAAATAAATTTAATTAAACTTTTTCTTTACCAAGTTTAATTTGGATCTGTATTCAATGATTAAAGCTTTTAATTCATCTTTAGTTGGCTTAGCAACCTGTCTTGCTGTTTCTCTCAAGTATTCTACAACACCATTATTCTCTGCGTCTAACTTATATTCAAACTCTTCCAAATTACCCATCTTAAAGTAATTTTCTTCCATTGATTGTGGTCTACAATTAGCTTCTAACCATCTGGTTCCAAGATTTGCCCTAGGTATGAAATGACCGCATTGTATCTCCTGCCATCTCATCTTTTTACCGGATGTATAACATTCTACCATACCATCTTTGCCGGCATATTTACATCTAATGTACTGGCTAAATACATGATCTAAATCTGAAACAAGATTTTGAAAGCTTTCGCCATCATCTTCAAATTCTTCCATTCTTCTTTGAGTAGATTCAATAGTAGCGCATTGCTTACACATCTTTTTAGAAAAATGGTAATCAATGTTACCGCATCTAACGCACCTTTTTTTCTTTACTATTATCGTTGAGTTTCTCATCTTCGTTTAATTTATGTAGTTTATTATTTATGAATCTATATTTACCAGTGTATTTACCATCCTTTGTTACTTCTATTATTAAATCAAGCTTTTTAGCCAATTCATATATTAATTCTCTATTTTCCATCTATTTTTATAAATTCTTTTTTATATTTTTTATATATTTTTTCCAATTCTTCTCCAGTTTCAAACCAAAATCCTGACAATAACCCATTTTGAGCAATAGCATACTGAACTTCTATGATTGCTTTAAGAGCATTTTTTCTACCATGTTCTACATTAATAACATATCCATTATCTTTTGGAACTTGCATATAATACATTAACAATTCTTCGGCCTTTTCTTTTGGTGTCATAAGTTATTTTATGCAAATTTAATTAAATTAATTAAACCACAAAATTATTTTTAAAAAAAATTAAAAATATTTGGGAATTTAAAAATTAATACTATTTTTGCTGTTCAACAATAAATTTTATGGAAGAAATCAAAACAATGAAGCTTCATGAACGAATCAAGGAAGC